GACTGCTTTGCCATCAGGACCGCGCACGATGCGCTTTGGCGCCGCCAGGGTCTGCATGACACCACCGATGCGGTTCATGGTTTCCCCATGCATGTTTGCCATGTTTTCGTGCATCTGCGCCATGTGATCTATTGCCATTTTGACGTTCTCGCCCAGCTCGGCACTGACTTTCTCGCTTGCAGCCTGCTGCGCCTCAATCATTGGTATATCTAAGCCGGGGTTAGCGCCGATACGCGCTACCATGATCTTCGTTGCGGCCTCCAGCTCGGTGCGTTCTTTTGCAGCTTGCATTTCCATATTTTTGAGCTGGCCTTCAAACTGTAATTTTTGTTGTTCCAATTGTGCAGCGTGTTGCATTTTCATCTGCTCAACTTGCATATCAGCCTGCGCTTTTGCTTGCGTCATTTGCATATCGGCTTGCATCTTCGCCTGGGCAGATTGCGTGTCGGCCTGCACGCGCATCTGGTCGGATTGCTGTTGCGCTTGCATCTTCATCATTTCTGGATCTGGCTTTTGTTCTTGTGGTCCGGCCTGTTTCTGTTTCATCTGTTCAAGCGCGACATCAAGCACGCCCTCAATCGGTTTTGCTTGTTTAAAACCGCCAATGCCGAATTTAATCAGCTCAACCAGCATTGGCACCAGTTCGGGTGACTGCTGGCCGACCGGCAACGACTCGCGCATAAAACCACCGAATGCGGTCAGGAATTCCACGCGATCTTTTTTAGTTTGTTGTTCGTCGATTTGAACCAGGCTGTCAGCATCTACTTCAATACGGAAATTCCGCAGCGGATTGTCTTGCATAAGCTGGATGGCTTGCGGGATCATTTGTTGATCTTCTTGACTCATCTGCCCTGCTGCGGCATAAAGCAAAATCGTTTGCGGCTGGAATTTGGTGCAGATAACCTGCGCTTTTAATCGGATCAGTTCACTAGCAAACAGCGCCACTTCTTCTTGCATTGAGCGCAGCCGCAGCCCGGCATACTGGCCTTTGATCTGCTGGGCGGTCGCGGTTTCGCTGGCCAAAGTTTGGCCTCGGATAATGTCACTAATTCCAGTAATCTCGTATATCTGGCCTTTTATGTCCTCCCGCGCCCGGTAGCAGTTCAGCAGCGCGCTGGCCAGCATGTCAATCGGCAAGATGTCGATACTGCCTTTCAGCCCGCCTTTCTCACTAAACGCCATCCATTTATCGACCGGAATCAAAGTGTTGTTGTCGCCCTCGGTCAGCAGCCGTTGCAGCGCAGGCTGGCTGGCATCGTAAACACCACGGATCCGCAATGCCTTGACCAGTCCGTCAATTCTGTCTGACAGAATGTCCAGCTCGTTGGCCTGGTCTTGGTAAATCACGAAATCCGGCACAGGAATCAGGCTGTCGCTGGTGGTGGTGCTGTATAGCGGTCGAGCACAGGGAAAGAACTGGTCCAGCTCCAGCGGATCGTCGCGCTCGTCTATCAGATTCGGGCAGTTCTTCGACAGCCAATACACCTTTCCTGATTCCTTGTCCCACAGTTCGCATATCTTCGCCCTTGTGCGTTCTTTGTTGCTTTGGCCATAGGTCGCCAGCGTTTCGGCGCCAGAGTCCAGCGGGATAGACTTCGCCATCTTTGCGCCAAAACGCTCGGTCAAGGCTTCTTTGGTCATATAGACCCAGCGCCAGACGCAGGTTACTTCTTCCCAGGTGCGTGCGACAGAATGTCCGAAATCACGCCAATACACGTAATCCGTGGGTGCACACTCATACTCTATTTCTTCCTGCGGCTCGGTTTCGCCTGCGGTGTAGTCTTGATTTTCGGGCTTTGGCGCGCCTTCTGGCGTCTGGCCTTCGGCACTCTCATTCTCAACATCCTCCGTGATTTGCAACCCGTCCTCTGGCATGTCCATTTGCCTTACATGCGGCTCGTAGCGCACCCAAGCAGTGCCGCGGCCACCGAGAAACCGGTCCTCAACAGCGTGTTTCATTGTTGCGCGAAAGTCTGGATAGTGCTCAATCTCAAAATCCAGTGCGCGCTCGATAAGCGAACCAGCAACCCGGCCAACAGGATCATTGTCACCGAACCGGCGTTGTGCGACCGCTTTAGGCAGCTTGGCGTAAACAGCAGGAATCAACGTCTGCACGTTTGACCACAGGATGTTGAATTTCGCGGTTTCGTTTGTGTGCTGGCTGCGGTTGTCGTCGCGGTAGCGTTTGACGATCTTTGTTGCTCTTGCTTCCCACTTCTTGAATTCGTTGTCGTACTGGCTGATTACGTGCAGCCATTTATCGACGCCGGTGCTGGTATTTTCCATTTACTTATTCCTGTTCGATATTGCCGCCGCTTTTGCTTTAGCTTCGGCCTTGCTGCTTGCGCCCCATGCCCGCAGCGCAAGTGCCAACCGCGTCGGCTCGCCGTTCTTTTCCATCGGACCAGGCATGTTGCCCATGCGGGCAAGGAAACTGGCCCGCCGCGGGTTGTCGCCAGCCTTAACCGGCGGCTTAAGTTCTCCGCCTGTTTCGGCCTTGTAGCTCGCTCGGCCTGCTGCGTTTAGTCCGCCAGCAGGATTCTTGCCCTCTTTGCGCGTCCAAGCTGCGGTCATTTTTTTTTCTCTGGCTTTGCGGTCTTGGCTGATTCGCGAAAAGCGTCAGCAGCAGGCGCCCCAGGCGTGCCGGGCTTACGCATTTTCTCGCCTGACCCCGCCTTAATGCGTTCCTGCTTTGCAAGGATGTTTGCGTACAAACCTGGCTTGTTTATCATGCGCTAAAGATCCCGACTGCAACCACGGTGGCGCCAGCGCCGGTGGTAATCTTCCACGGTCCTGTGACCGCAGCCATGTTTACTTCTAGGCTGATCGGCCCTATTACCGCACTCGCTGCGGTGCTGATAACAATGGATGTCGAACCGTCGATCAGCGTCACGCCTGCGCTGGCAACGGTGATGACGTTGATAATCAGCCTGTGAACATAGTCGCCGACTGCGCCTGTGCCGCCCAAAACCTGCCCTGTCTGCGAAACAGCTACTGTTTCATACGCATATCTGTACGGATTGTTAACGCCGCTCATAATCTTCCACTCCTGTTTGTTTTAATCGTTGCCCACATATCGTTCAGTGTGACGGTGTTTTCCGGCCCTACCATCAGCGGTTTGACCACATCTGGCGGTTTGACTGTTGGCTCGGCTCGCCAGGCTATCGCTAACATTCTCATTGCGTCTGCCGGGTGCGAGCAGTTATGCACTATCGCCCCATTCGCTAAAGCAAATTCTTCTGCTTCCGGCACCGTCAAACACCAAACATCAGCCTGACTGTTTAGCTTTTTGACGTTCTCGATAACGAGCTGTTGCGGCTTTATCAGCGCCGCGAGCGCGATATGCAGCAACTTTACAAGCAGATGTGCAATATTTTTGACTGGTTGCTTGCTTGCGAACCAAAGCCATGAACAAAACTCCGCAATGCAAACATGGATGCTCTGCGCGTGTTGTTTTTGTCCATGATTCTTGTCGTTCTGCGTGCCGCTTATGCCACAAACGCCCTTCTTCTGACTGGTGCCAAGCAGTAGCCGCATCTCTGGCCGATTGCGTAAATGATTGTTTTGGCTGTTTATGCCAAGTTTCTGAAAGATGGATTTTTGCAGGAATACATTCAAGGTTGGCGATGCAGTTATTTTTTGGGTTGTTGTCCTTGTGGTGAATATGACATCCATCTGGAATAGCGCCAAACGCGCTGCGCCAAGCATCGCGGTGCAGTTTTTTGCCGCCGCGTGATAGATATTTGTCACTAGGCCACAAACGGTATAAGCCGCCATCAAAATACTGCGTGATGGGGTCAAGGCTGATTGGATCAGCGTATTCGGCAAAAGGGATTCTGCGGATATCCACCCGTTCGCCGTTTTGAATAAATGATCCGGCGTGCATTTCACCGAATACCCGTTTGCGAACAGCACCTCCACAAGTGAGGCATTTTTCCTCGTCACACGAGGATTTATGTATCGCTTCCAGCCACATGATGTTAGAACCTCACCAGAATAAGGAAGATTCATTATCTGATGCGTTCCGTAACGTGTCAATACACTAGTATCTCCAGTAAAACACCAGTCATGCCGCGGCGTCTGCCTAAACGCCTTCTTGTCCTCGTCGAACTCGCGCTGGTACTGGCGCAGCGCTTCAATGCCCTCGCTGCAATGTTCCACGTGAAACCATGTATTCGGCAGCATCTGCCGCACCGCTTGAATGCCGTCCTGCACGCTCAAATCGGGCACTATGGCCAGGTTGTTGATGCCCAGGTATTCGGCCATTTGCTCGATGATCGACTTGCCCTGAGCTGCTAGGGTCTTGGCTTTGGCGTCGTGCGGCAGGTAGTGCTTACCGTACTTGTAAGGCTTGCCGGTGATCACCGCGGCCAGCTCCGCAATGTTAGCGCCGGACACCGCGAAGTAATCGATAACGTGGATCTCGCCGCGGATGACCTGGTAGAACCAGATCGCCGTATCGTCCCTGTAACCCAAGTCCCAAGCTGTGTGCACCGGCACCTCTGGCTGGTAGTCAACCTGACAAATCCGGCCTTGCTCGGTCGCCTCGCGCATCTCTGTGCCGTAGAACGCGCCGAGGATCGCGGCCTCGAATGAGCACTCATACTCCTGGTCAAACTGATCCTTGCTCAGTTGCGACCTGGCGGCATCCAACTCGCTGGCCGGCAACAGCCCTGACCTGCTGGCCGGCAGCTCAAGCAGGAACCAATCATCGCGTAGTCGTTCAGCAGTCTGCTTTATATCCCAAAACTGATTCTTGCCTTTTGGCGTCCCACCAAACACCGCCCAACCCTGCCGGTCAGATAGCGCCGGGCGAATGACGTTACCCCAAACGCTAGGCTTGAAATCTCCGTACTCGTCCATAAATATGCCGTCAAAGCCCAGCCCGCGC